TTTAGAGTACTTTGCTCTATTGATTAGTTCTTCTGTGGAGATGGTTGGTTTGTAGATTTTGAAATCAAGTAACACACAGTGGGCATATGCCTGAATTTCATCGAACTCGGAAAGATATCTTCTCTCAATGTTCTTTTTTTCATGGTTTACTTTCTTGTAAGGAACGATGTAGTTTGACCACTCGTCTCCTCTTCTGTCGAACTGCATGAAGTGTATTAACTCATGCATGTGTGTCTGTAGTATGCGGTACTTAAACTTATTCCATGTAGTTTCAGTGAATGGAAACCTATCGAAATTAGTTGTATATATCTGGATGCAACACTGTCTTTCATCTGGTCCATATTCACCACCGACAGCTACATAACTATCGTAGAGTTTTGCTTTGGATTTTTGTGGAAGGAACTCGACTTTAGTTCTCCACTTTTTGAAGTAGTTTGAAAGACCCTTACTATCATTGCGATAGTTGTCTAGGTCTTTCCACACTTTTGATGGTATATATTTCGCTCTGAATGGTCGCTCGTAAAAGTTGAGCAAGTCCATCCAATCGTAATTAGCGTTTTCTAGGAATTCAAAATTGCATGACATTTTACATCCCAGAAAGGCATTTTACATCTTGAAATTACCTTCCAAGAATGCGAGTACCTTTCCCTGCTCCTCCAAGTTAGTGTTACTAAACTCAGTAATATAAGGCATCAGTTCAAAGTTTGATAGTAGATTACTATATTTAGTCGCACGACCTTTTAGGAAAGTCTCAGACTGGTCGGATCCTCGCTCGATGTAGCGTTCTTTTAGCGTGGAATCAGGTACTTTAAGATAAACCACTTGTAAATCAATACCTTGCATATTCATAGAAAACTCTAGGAAAGACTGGTTGAAAATTCGATCTCCTTCAAAGAGAATATTGGAGGTAGTTTCCTTAACGAACTCTTGTGCCACTGGCTGGACTGCCATTGATAGGCGATCTGTTCCAGCGAAGGTTTCACCATCCTCGTACTTACCTAGAATGTATAAGTCTAGGTCTTTACAATAGAGTGCAGGAAGCATTTTCTTTGGTTCGACTCTTTCCCAAGTCTTACCTTCCATGAACTTACGGAATAGAGTAGTCTTACCAGTTCCAGGTTGTCCACCAACAGCGATAATCTTACGCATTGCGAGCCTCATTAATTAGATCCTTTAATTCGCCTTCAGTGAACACCCATACTCTTCCAAGAAAGTGATGAGTGTCGCTATCAACATTATGTTTCTTTGTGAATGTTGCTTTCTTAATTATATCTCTTGCAAGATTCTTAGACAAGTTTTCTTTAATCTCATCTGCATAAGTTGGAACAGTTTCTCTTAATTTGGCTAACTCGAACTCTGCAACCTTATGCTCAACTGTAATCTTATTAAACGAATGTGTATCAAGAAAGTCTTCCATATCGAATCCACCAAATGCAAGTGCACTAGATCCAACTGCGGTATTATACATACCAGTAGTATTAGAAGAAACTGTAATAGTTCCAACTCCAAGATTTCCATTACTGTCAAGTGTCATCGTACTCATGTAAACATCTCCAATCCATTTAATATAGGTTCTTCATCATCAAACATCCAATCCATATTCTGCATTCCACCAGTGCTAAGGAAAGATGTAAATTTCTCTTTATCAATACCATGTCTATGGTCTAATCTAAAATCAATTGTTTCTTCTCTTGATTGCCATAGAACATTCCAATCAATACCATACCAACCATCTTTCTCGCACTGCATAATTTCTTCTGCTTGTCTATCAAGATAGTAACCAAGATACCTTCCATGACTCTTTCTGAAAATCTTTTTGAAAGAACATAGGCAGGTTTCCATGGTAAAGTAATCTATTTGTGAGTCCAGTTCTGGGAATCTTTCTTTCGTCTCAACGAGAATGTCCCTCGCTTGTGCTTCCAGATTTGAATAATCGACTCCAGTGAGTTTTCTGTCCATATCGTCATCTTTCCCAATGGCGAGAAGTAATCCATTACGATGAGAGCGAGACCCATCATAATCATCAAGCATGAGGCTAGTAGGAGTGATATGGACACCAGCAGTATGCTTAAGATGCTGAAGATAAAACCAAGTGGAATAACGACCAAACTTATGCAACCCAGACTTAATGCCTGTCCACAGATTATTAAAGTTCTCTTCCTCAGATTGTCCATAGTATTCTTTCAGTTTTTCTCGTTGTGTTTTATTACCAATGAATTGCTGATAAGAAGCAAACATCGCAGGGAGATGTCCTTTGTTCCACTTTGTATCAGTCTGATATCTTAATCGTTTATAGTTGGCAGTGTTCCATTGAGTAATACGATCAACTGTTGCCAACTCAAAGTCAGGAAACTCATTCATGAGAATCCAAGCAGTTGGAAGATAGTATGTATTACCATACAACCAACACAACCATAACTTCTGCTCATCATTATGCTCATATCGTTTGTTAAGATAGTTCGTTGCCCATACTGCTGGATCACAATCATCATACTTCAATGACCATGCATACCAACGAATGAACGCTTCCCTACGATTTTGTTCTAGTCTATAATCCATTATAATAAAAACTCTTCAAGTGAAGGTTGTTCCATTAGTGCTTCTCTCAACCATGCCTTACCAACTGCATCAATTGCTGCTTGACTTTTTGCTCTTTTCTTTTCACCCCATTTATAGGATTCTAATCCTTCAGCACGAAATTGATCTCTTGCTTTGTATGGTGGCAGTGCTTGAAGTGGGCTGACAATAGCATTATTACGATAGTCTATTTGTTCCACTCTCGTAGGAAATAATGGTTGGTCAGATCTAAGAGAGCCAGTTGGATCGACTGCCCAGAAGATGAGACCATTTTTATTGTGCCATGTAACGGAAGATGGAGTGCATGACATTTTAAGTCGTTGGGTTTTGCGTTCTCCGACTGCATATTTGATCCATTCATCCCAGCATTTACTTGCATAACCATTTCCTTCTTGTCCTTCAAGTGTAACTATCTCATATAGATTCGCATAACCATCACGATTGAATGTCGCAAAGATTAGCGAAACAACATCACCATTTACTTCAAGAGCCAGTGGTGGTGCTTTATCATAATTGTGGAAACGATACCACAATGAATGTGCAGCCGATAAGAATTTGGTATTCTTACCAGCTGGACTATTTTTAATTAACTCTTCAACTCTTGTTGAATTAACAAAGTTCATATTGTAAGTCCACCGCATCTTCAATGACTTCTTTTTCAATTGTCATTGCGAGTTGGTCATCAAATGTAATGTAATGATTCATCAAAGTGTTAATCGGAAATCCTGGAACTTCTGCTCGTTTTGGAACATCAGCAGTAGAAGTAATTATACATCCATTTGAGATATTTGTCAAGTATAATGGACGCTTACCATTGCGATAGAATCTAATAACTTTATCAACATGTAATTCAATAACTGCAAGACTTGAATCTTTCCAGCGAATCAATGGACTGATGCAATCCTCTGCTGTATGTAAAATCAATTCAGTATCGTTTTTAGTTTCACAATCATAACCATAGAGTTCTTTCCACTTCTCAGGTAACTCTTGAGTGATAACTCCATTGTGAACTACTGAAAGATTCTCGTTGGCAATTGGTTGATTGAATTCTAAATCGCTAGTGCTATAACGACAGTGACCAATTAAATAAAGACTACCATCTTCATTCACATAACTTGGAAAGTTGAATGGGAATTCATCGGCAGGAACTGGTCGCTTCTCAGTGATAATCTTTCCATGCTTAACATAGGAGATTCCAGTAGCGTGCATCCCTCGAATCTTAGATTCAAGGAACACACGATGAAGCATTAAGAAATCCTCTGCACGAGGTTCTTTAATAATCGCACCAATCACTGAACACATTAGAAGAATCCTTCAAGTGAATTTGCCTTTTGTGATTCTGGGTGATACTTCATTAGTATATCATTACCAAGTTTACTCTCAAGGTATTCATACCATTCTTCTGATTCCCACATAGAAGAACTAACACCATTCCAAAGATGTCGTTGAGAACCATCTTCATATTTTTGGTCTGGATGTTCTTTGTTAAGTCTGCGGTGTTCAACAAAGTCATAACGACAATCTTCGTATTGTTTTGAACCCAACTCAAGCATCTTCTCACGGAAGTAAACAACTAATGAGATTCGCTCTGCTTCTTCATCGAGCAATTGAATCTGAGTATTGCCATGCATCACTTCATGATTGTTAATGAGTAGCAAATCTCCAGGTCTTGGATTAACAGCAACACGATACTCTGGTGCAACCAAATAACAACCTGTATAGTTACCATTGTTTGTTAGAGTCAATAGATTGGATAGACCAGCAGTAAAGTCACCTGCATCGTAGTGACAAGCAGTTCTGAAAGACTTATTAACAGTAACAGTAGTGAATGGAGTTTCTGGAACTAAGAATGCAGGATCCAGTTTCTTTGCTGCTTCCATTTGATTGTTGTATCTCCATGGCAACAAGTCTTTAAAACCCTGCGCAAGTTGTTGCAAGAATGGATATGCCATGGCAAACTTTGCTGGTTCACGAGCAGTATAAGATGTTGCACGACCATAAGGAATGCGAGGATAACGATCGAACCAACCAGCAATACCAGACATAACACCATTGGCATAGGTAGTTGCGCAGACATATGCTTTTTCTACTCGTCTTGCTTCGATAACCATATCAGATGCATCTAATTTACGAACTTTCTCAACCCACTCATTGAAAACAAATTTATCTTTCTTAACTGCTTGGATACCCCAAACATTATTTCTGGTAGATGGTTTATCAGTCTTACCTTCATGCTTGGCTTTAATAACATCAATTGGATCTCCGTCCAGTGATGCCTTTGGATTCAAGAAGTAATCAATAATTTCTGATTCATATTCAGTGACCCACTCACGATTACCCAACTTCTCTGCTCTTGGACCTGCAGCCATACCTCTATTCTGAGTTTCGGTTGCTGCTTCACGAAGTCCAATGTATGCTTGATCTTGTTGTTCTTTTGTAAAGTAATTCTTACGGAACTTCAAAACGATTCTCTCTTCAGAGTATGTCATCTCTGGATGTCCAGGAATTTCTGGCATATAAACATCACAGTCCTCTTCAATGAGGAAATCATAATGTGACTCATCTGGAAATTGTCCCATCATGTGAGACATATCATGTTTTTGTTTTGCTACGATTACCTTAGTCATATTCTCTCCTAAAACTTAAATCCGTCAAACGATTCTGCTTTTTGTCTGCGACCAAAATTACTTTTATCAAACATTGGTTCATCGTCATCGTGCTTTCCTGAATCACTTAGCGTTTGTGCCGATGCTTCTACATCATACAGTTTCATCTTTGCTCTATCAACCCCAATAACAAATCTCTTATAGAATCCTGGATCGTTATAGCGATTCTTCAACTGTTTAACAATAATCTGATTCAATCCTTCCAACTCTTCATTGCTGACCAAAGCAAACATAAAGTCAGCTGTCGCTGGCAAACCAAAAGATTCAGAGGTGTCTTCAAGTCCTGGATCCGAGTTTGTGAATCCAGAACGAGTCGTTTGAGTGGCTGATACAATGGGAACATTATACTCAACTGCCAATCCTCTTAACTCTTCTGCAATGCTCTTAATATATGTATAAGAGTTAATACTTCCACCTTGTTTCATTCGTTGACTCGCACAAATATTGAGATAGTCAATGAAGATAATATCAGGTTTGAATTCTCGTTTCAACTTTAGTTCTTCCAGCAAAGCACGGAAGTGACCAGAGTGGGCACCAGCAGTTGGGTATTCTTTGACAATTAGTTTACCTTTAGTTTTAGCCGTAATCTTAGCAATACGACTTTCATAGATATCCCTGTCAATAACTTTTAGTTCATCCATGGTTAGGTTAAGAAGATTCGCATCAATCCTTTCAGCGATACGCTCTTCTGCCATTTCCATAGTTATGTATAAGACATTTTTACCTTGAGTTAGGCAACCTGCACCCACGTGACACATAAACAAAGACTTACCAACACCAGTGCCAGCAAGACAAATATTAAGTGTTTTCTTTGATAGTCCACCCTTAGTGATTTTATTGAACATGTCAAGGTCGAATGCAACCTTCTCTTCCACCCTATGATAAAAATCATACCTCTCATTGTGGTCATCAAGATAGTCATGCCCAATATGATTATCAAATGAAACGGCAAGAGCATCAGAAAGAATAGAAGGGATCGCATCTTGCGTATGTTGCTTGTCGTTGCCGTCAATGATTCTGATTGCCGAGAGAACTCCATTATAAATTGCCCTATCTTTACAAAACTTTTCAGTATGTTCTAACATCCAGTCTTCATTGACTGGTTCCTGACTCAATGTGCCGATAAAGTCGCCAAGTTCAGATAACTCTTTATCGTTGAGATCTTTCCTGTTGCTAATTTCAATCTGTAGGATTTCTTTGGATGCTGGTTTGTTATACTTCGTGAAGAAAGAAACAATCTCGTCTGCCAAGATTACTTCTTTGCGCTCTGCAAAATATTCTTTCTTGATAAATGGGATTACTTTACGACAATAGTTCTCATCAAATATCAGATTGCTCAGAATCTTTTGTTCTATTCGCATCAATTTCTGTTCCGCCTGTATATGTTAAATTGTTTTCTTGGATGCCTTCATGAAGCAATTCTTCCAAGATTTTACCAATGTATTCTTCAAATGGTTTCTTATTGGTGAAACCCTTTCCACCATCATCAAGAATTTCATAATCAAATTTTAGATGAATGGTTGAGTCGATTTCATCTTCTTCAAACTCAACCTTACCATAAGCATATATTATACCCTGCCATGGCTCTTCTGTCAACTTTATCGCATCAAGTCCACTATATTTGGACTCCACTACAACATAAGGTTTACTCATCGAACTCTAATTCCTCTAATGCTTTATCAAGATCATCTTCTTGCATCATTTGTCCACCTTGACCAATTGAATATTTGTTCTTTACAAAATCATAGAATGATTTGCTTGTAAGAATTGACAACCAAAAGTCTTTATCATCAGTTTCTTTGACACGATATTTCTTGGTTTCTACTTCTCCAGTATCTGGATCACATTTGGAATACCAACCATTGGTGGGTTTAACCACATGCTTGGATTCAAGAGCAAGATCCAACAAACCGCTCCACTTACTAAGACCACCATCAAAAGATACGCTAACAGGTATCTTAGATTTTTCTTTAACATAACGACTCTTCTCTACGTTAATAATAAAATTGTATCCTACGATTTCAGTACCTTCTTTTTCTTGCTGGCGACCAAGAATGTAAACATTATCTGCTGAATACATTGCACCAGTACCACCACCAACGATTGCTTTCGGGAACATACCAATTTCCATGTAGGTATGGTTCACTACAACCAGTGGAATGTCTTTAAGGTTCAAGTGTGGGGTTACCATACGGAACAATGACTTCATCTGTTTTGCTCTTGACATATCTGCAACAGACTTACCTTCCATGGCATCTTCTACTTCTTTCTTAGAAGCAAGATTACCAATAGAGTCAATAACAATAATTAGGTGGTCACCACGATCTACATTGGACAACTGTTGCATAATATCGAACTTCAATTGCTCAACATCAGTGAGTGGAGTATGAACAACACGCTTTGTATCAATACCAAATGTATCGAAGTAAGACTGCGGAGTACCGAACTCTGAGTCATAGAATAATAATGCTGCATCTTCATACTTGTCCATATAGGACTTAGCCATTAACAATGAGAACGCAGTCTTAAAGTGTTTGCTTGGACCAGCCCACATTGTAATACCTGGAGTTAATCCACCATCAAGACGACCAGATAAAGCCACATTGATGATTGGAACAGAAGTAGGAATCATATCCTTCTTCTTAAAGAACTTTGATTCAGATAGAATCGCAGAGTCTTTGATAGTTGTGTTCTTTTTAATTTTGTCTAGTATGCTTGCCATATTAACCTTTCAGGAATTCTAACAGTTTCTCTTCAGTAAGTAAACCAACATTTCGTTTAATTTCTTGATCTTTATCATCGACTAAAACAATAGTTGGAACAGATCGAATTTTATATTCTTGTGTCATCATCATTTCATTATCAATGTCGTATTCTTCGATTGGAATTTCAATCTTGTCTTTAGCACCATTGATAACCATTGTAAGTCCTTTGCAGGGACCACACCACTCAGCATAAAATTTTAGTAACTTCATTTATATCTCCTATTATACATTAACTTTTGTTGCAAGGCAACTATGGATTGTTCTTGGAATGTGGGACATCAAAGACGAATGTAATCCTTACAATATCTCCAACATTCTTAGTTCCATGCTCTAACTTATTGTTAAACCAAAGTAAAGTTCCAGGTTCAACTCTTACAGTTTCATCTCCAACTGTATAGTCGTATGTTCCTTGTATTGAAAGATGATACCTGTCTCTTGTTTGATAATAACTACCGATGTCAATATGTTTTCCAACTCCACCACTTACTGGTAGCGATAAGAATCCACATCGACTAAACTTTTTAAAATTGCGTTTAAGAAAACCTACAATTTCTGTGTGATGATTTATGGCAGGAGTTGCGATACAAATCTCTGTATCTCCAACATATTGAGATTCATCCTCAACACCACCCATTACAATCTGTAAAACTCCTGCTTCAACTTCAGGAAATCCACGATCCAACATAGACTGTGCACCATCAATTGTAGTTTGAACTCCCCAATCTTGAGGATACTGTTGCAGTTGTTTTAGAATCTTTGATACATTGATTCCAGTTTTGATGATACGTATATTATCCAAAGAAATCTTCCAGTGAACTTTCTTCTTGAGTCTTCCAACCTAGTGGTTCAATA